GTCGGTTGCGGAATCAACAAAACCGGTGACGGTTTTTGCTGTGGAATCAACAAAATCGGTAATGGTCTTGGCTGTCTCGTCAACCTTACCAGTAAAGGCGTCGGCTGTGTCGTCGACCTTACCGGATAATGCGTCGGCTGTCTCGACAATCTTGTATGTGTCTTGTTTAGAAGTGGTTTCGGGTTTAGAAGTGGTTTCGGGTTTAGAAGTGGTTTCGGGTTTAGAAGTGGTTTCAGGTTTAGAAGTGGTTTCAGGTTTAGAAGTGGTTTCGGGTTTAGAAGTGGTTTCGGGTTTAGAAGTGGTTTCGGGTTTAGAAGTGGTTTCGGGTTTACTATTTATGACAGTATTGTGTGAGTCTTTATCTAGGTCTACACGTCCACCTTTCATAAACCCTTTTTCATTGTATAGTTGTGTATTAATTTTGTCTGTCTCTGTTTTTTCTCTCATACCAACCGAAGCCAACAACTTCGCCTTATTGACAAATTGTTTTCTCGTTTTAACCTTTTTATTTAGTTTATTTTTTTTGCGTTTGGTAAATTTATTCATTCTTATAATATAAGAATAATTTTATATTTGTGATAAATCAACCCTATTTATTTTGTAAAAATTGTTTTTTAAAATCCGAAAAGGAGGATCCCAGTTTTTTATTGGTTATTTTTTTATCCTGTTTTTTAATGAAATTAAAATTGGACATTTTGCCTTCATATGTAAATCTATTGGTTTTATCCTTTAATATAACTGGTTCGTCTGATTTTTTATTAGAATTATTGTTGGAAATGTTATTTTTTGGCGGGGCGCCTGTATTAACGTGTCCTGTTCCTGATTCTTTATTGTAACTTTTAAATTTGGCAAAAATCTTTTTTTTCTCTACCGTTGGAAGAGGTTTAATCACCATTTCCTTTTCTAATCGTTCCTTTTCTTTTTCTAATATTTCCTTTTCCTTTTCTAACCGTTCCTTTTCTTTTTCTATTTGTTCTTTAAACAATTTTATTTCTTCTTCCATATCTACGTAAATCGGTCTACAATCAAATTGTTTCACGAATTTTCGACAAACCACGTCCAAATATTTATATGGAATGTTGTTGTCGCTATAGTATATAAATGTTTCACGTTCCACATCATAATTCATCAATACATTTCCAACCGGTGTATACTCCATAATAAAACTATTTTTCAATTTGTCAATCTTTAATTTAATAACATATTCGGTTGCTTGTTTTTTTGCCTGTTTAACGAGGTCCTCTCCATTTATCAATTCGTTCAACCGTTTTTCCTCGCTTAAAATCAAGTTTAATTCTTTTGTTAAATTGTCAGAAACAAAAACATCTTCGGTTTCTTCGTCGCAAGAGTCATCGTCGACGCAAGCGTTATTTTGTTCTATTTTAATTTTAAGTTTGGCTACTTCATTTTTTGCGTTATTGAGGTTATTTACACAATCAACCTTTAACCCATGATAAAATTCATTATATTTATTCTTTTTAATTTCTTCTTCATTTTCGTCAAATACGTATTCCTTGTTCATTTTTCTTATATCTGCTAAATGTTTGTCTTCGTATTTTATTGGTTCTAAAACTGGAACGACCGCAACCGTTTTATTATCTTCTGTGGAGGAGGCGAATACATTCCAATGCTGTTCGGCAAATAAAAGAAATCCATAAATCCCTGTAAAATTGAAAAAATGGTTGTAAAAAATATGGGTGTGATGAAATAATCCATTTACGTATTCTTTTTGAATGAAAAAATTAAATGTACATAATATTATAAATGCGATTCCTTCGTTCATATAATATAACCATCGTCAGTTATATTTAAATAGTTATCTAAGACGATGAATTTAATTTAATTGCGCAATTCCAAAAACATGTCTTTAACGTCGAAAGACAAATCCGGCAACTTTATGAGCTCGTAGTTTTTCCCCTCTGCGTCTGGATGAAGTCTAACCAAGAATAAATCCCGCACCTTTTTCCCATATTTTTCTTCTAGAATAACCTTGTAGGTATTTAACTGGAGAGAATAATGCCAAAAATTGGTGTCAGGTAAATGGCAGATTAATGGGTGTATCGCAAATTTATTGAAATTGTTGGAACTAGTAATGTTTTTACATCTTTTCCAGTCGTAGATTGAAATGGTGCCATCTTGGTTTTCATATACCATATCGATAGACCCCGAAATCTTCACACTGTCGTTATAAATAATCCACTCAGTTCTATATGGTTTTAGGTCGGGTGTATCCTTGATAAAGTTAATGAAATATTGCCACTCAATCGGTTTGGTTGCGAGAATGTCGCCGTTCTCTTGCATATATTTCTCGTATAGTTCTTTGTTTGTGTATCCGGGTTCGAGGTCGTCGTTATTATTAAAGCACTCAATTTCGTAATGAAGGTCGGTACCCGCTCCAGATACCGCATTTTTATTGGTGTCCCACAACGCCTTGATTTGTTCCGGAGTTTGTCCCCAATATTTATGACCTTTTTTCCAACCACTCCCCTTCATCATTTTATCAATAATTACGTCTGCGTCAAATTTGGGGAAATGTTGGTGGTTCCACGTGGTGACCGATGTGTATTTTACGTCCGGTTCGGTTAAAATAACGTATCGGTGTCCTTCTTCAAAGAATTGAATGTTTGCATCCCTACTATGCGCGTTCTGTGTAGATAGAGTGTGGTTCAAAGTTGTCTTCATAATAAGTAATTGTTACGAGTCAATTATTTATTATTTTTTCTATCAATTTTAAATGTAAATAACCGGTATAAATGCGAAAATAGGTTAACCTAATAACGTTTTTTTATTGAATTGCGTGTTTTTTTGGTTCTATGACTGGAGTGTGGTCGTTTATATATTTTATACGTTTTAGGGCGTTTACGACGACGTTTTGTTGTCGAAGTTTTTCTCCCTCTTTTTTTATTTAATGAAATTGGAACAAAGAATTCATCGTCAGGTAAAGGACTCGAGAGAAAATTATTACGATTCATCGGTCCTTCTTGAATAAACTCGTTCATTCCAAAATCATTTTGAAGACGTTGATCGAGTGGTTCATTTACGCTGGGAATGTTTAGCATTTCTGCTAAATCGTCGTTGTCAAACGTGAATTCGTGGAGTTGTTTTTCTCCGTCCGCATTTGAATTAACGGTAACATTGGCAATTTTTCCGTCATATTCAGCGTCCCATTTTGTTTCGTTAAAATGGTTATTGTTGTTGTTATGATAAAGAGTTTGAGATACGCCTCTATTTTTAATATATGTTTTCGGCATGTTATATTATAATCATATTATTTATTTGTCCTTCAATATTTAATAAAGTTTCATTTGTGTAAAAGACTAGTAAATTTATGAAATATAAAATATAAAATATATATTATGGAAATAAAATACACCGAGTATGAAAATTTAGATTCTTCGATAAAACCGTCTATTGGAAACGACTCCGTTTATTGGGAACAAGACGCACCTAAAAAAGAGTCAAAACGTGTTTCGTTTGACAACATTTTAAACGGGATGAATTTAGTAGTGGATAAATCAGGAACGCTCAAATTCGCAAGAGTTAAACCAACGATGGAAGAAGACGTTCCACAATATTCGCAAATAACAAAATCCGTAAATTACGAGACCTCCGTGCCTAATGGTAACCAATTACCCTCTGTGTTAAAAAACAGTTCTATTTACAATAAATATTTTAAAGATTACGAGGATTTAAATGCGGAACAACCACATGTAAGAGTGCCAAAAACGATGGAAGAATACAAAAAAATGTTGTGGGAAGATAGGACGAAAAAAATTAAACACCAACAACTTATGTCGCAAATTAAACCAAAAAAATTATTGTTTGTATCGAACAATAATAATATAAACACCCGTCAACCCATAACCTCTAGTAAAAATGGATTGAAAAAAATGAGTTTTAATTAGGTTTTAATTTAGGTTTTAATAATTACGTGTGTGGTGGTGTGTATTATCGGTGTCTCGTCTCCAACTTTGTTTTATTATTGTTATTCTGTGTGGCAATAGATGTGATTGGTTCTCTGCACAACGGACACGTATTTTGTCCGTATCCGTTATTATGAATGTGTCCTACACAATTTACACAAAATGTATGGTTGCAGTTAAGTGCACAAAAGTCGTCGTTTACGGTGTCTTCCATGCAAACACAACATATGAATTCTTCATCGGTCGGAACATCAAATGGTTCAACGAATACATCCACCATATGGCGGACGATTATGTCCGGCGTTTCTGTTATATCTTGCATATAATTAACAACGTTGGTTATTAACGAATTTTCGCCGTCGTTGTCGGTCTCGCCGTCGTATTCTTGGTCCATGTCATGAAATAGACTGTGAGACGTGTTGTATAAGTTTCTATCGTTGAGTATCGCATTAATATCTGGTGTGTCTGGTGTTTGGTCAATATACCAATCAAGAATGTCTGGAATTACATCAGGGTTTTCCATAATTGCGTTAATTTGGTCGTTGACAAGAAGAACTTGACTCATTTTATAATAGAACTGCTTTAGACGTTAATATTTATTATGTATGTGGCGAGGTTAGACCAAACAATTTTGTTTCATTTTTTTATTTTTGGTTGAGTAAATACTAAATACTAAATACTAAATACTAAATACTAAATACTAAATACTAAATACTAAATACTAAATACTAAATACTAAATACTAAATACTAAATACTAAATATTAAATATTAAATACTTAAAGGCAACTCGTTATATTAAGTTGTCCTATAATTATAAGACGTCCCCGTCTTTAGCTCATTTGGTAGAGCATTTGACTGTAGTAGTTTAAAACCTTTGGTTATCAAATGGTAGCTGGTTCGATTCCAGCAAGACGGAGTATTTAATAATTATTATTAAATTATTATTAAATTATATAAGGATGAATTTAAAAAAAGTGCTTAACCATTCCATTCAATTTGGAACACATAAGTCGAGTGGTAATATTGTTTCATTCACGTTAAAGAACTTATTTTATATAATTCCTGCGGTAATATTTGGACATTATACGGACATAATGGTTCATAAAGCGAAAAAACGTAAAATATTTGGAGAAAATCCATTTTATTACATTTTTCTACAAACTCTAATAATTATATCAACGTTATACCTATTGCTATCATTCTTAACCGGGTTTATGAGCGAACTTCAAAAATCTATTGCCGGAAGTTTTTTCATCGTTATGTATTTTGGAATGCAAACCAATTACATATTTATGCTAAAAAAATATATGAAATCGTGGTAACTATAAATGGGTTATTCCTTATTATTTTCAATGTCGCAAACTACGTCATAATCGACAGAATTTGTAGATTCCGACATTTTGCTTCTTTTTTCGTCGTCATCGGATACTTTAATTTCATCAATGTCCAAGTTTATTCTCTCGAAATCCGGTTTTTCATCAGTTAATCCAAATAATTTAACTACTTCGTTTGACCGTTTTCTTATATTAAAAAACATCGTGTCTGTTTTATTTGGTGTTTTATTTGGAACATCTTTATTCGTTTCGCCTTTTTCCATTTTGTCATACATTTGTTTGGTTAGTTTAATATTTTCTTTAATCAGTGTTTTTGTGGCTGAAATTGATTTCCAAACGCGTTTTTTATTTTCGTCTTCTTTGGTTTTTTGTCGGTTCGTTATTTCTTCTTGTTTTTCTTGTTCCAACATCAATTTATCAGACTCCTCTTTTAACTTATTAAGGGTGTCTTGTCTGCCATAGGGGTTCATTACATCTTCAATAAAAGTGCTTAATTGTTTTGGGTTGTCGGTCTTCTCATGTTTATAATAAAACGTACTATAAATCCATTTTCTAATCCAAAACTTTTTTTTGGTTTCAGCATTTTCTATTTCTTTCATAAACATTTCGTCGATGATTGAAAACGCCGATTTTAAAATTAATAAATAACTTATATAATTTTTTTTCTCTATTCTTAATTGTTTAATTTCGGAATCACATTTTTTGCTGGATAAATTTTTGCTTCTCTTTGATATTGATTGTGCCTTTAAATAATGAATAGAATTGATACATTCTCTTAACGAGTTAATTTTGTGTTTTCTTATGTCTTCGATTTTTTTAATGATGAGAAAAACGTTTGTATTATAAATAATTGGATAGGTAGTTCTAATGTCCTTGGGGATGATAAATTGGTTGTTTCCTTTTACTTCGCTAATTTTATTTTCCACGTCGCCTAACTTTTCTAATATTTCCCTCTTATTTAAGTTGTCTTTAAACAAGAGAACTTTCCCAGACATGAACTCGATGTTTGTTTGCAATTTATCGTATTGATGTGCCGACGTTTTATGTGCCTGTGATGCGGCGTCCAATTTCAAGTAATTAACGATGGCCAATAAAAACGCAATCAGTCCATTAATTCCTGCGATAAAATACGACCCCCAAACATATTCTTTGATGATGGTGGCCAACACCGTCGCTGCGGTGGACAGCAATATAGACGGCAACATAAGATAATTAAGTCTAATTTCGCAATACAGTTTGGACTCCATATAAATAAGTTTTTGTCCCTTTAAATAGGTGGCAATTATGTCGAGGGCGCTGGAATAATATTCGTTTGTGTCAAAATAATCAACGTTTATTTTGTTTTCAACTTCTTTATATGTAAACTTTTTATAAGTCGGTTTTAACACAGATTGCCGAGTTGCTAAATTTCCGGATTCGTCGTCCGCGTCGTTGTGTTCGTCTCCCATAAAATGTTGTTCTTGTAGATTTTGATTTTCGGTGGATTTCAGAGAAATGGTGGCGTGTTTTGGGTGTTGTCTTTTAAGGTTCTCTATACATTCAATTATTTCGTCGTCGTTGTTTTCATCGTCGTAGTGTTCATCGTCGTTCAAATTTTCTACGATAATTTTATCATCGTCTTTAGTATCTTCTGTTGTATTTGATTTATTACTAGGCATTTCGTTAACAAACCATATTTCTTTTTTTGAAATTGTGTCATCGTCTTCATTGTTTTTATTAAACATTTTTGGGTGTTCCATAATATTATATAATATATAATATTATGACTAAAACCAAGAAAAACGGACGAGGTTCGGCAACCAGAGGGTGGAAAAAGGACAAACCGAGTCATCGGCAAAGAACCGTCATGTTGCGTCGATGTGGTAAAAAATGCTTTTTGGGACCAAACAAATCATATCCCATTTGCAAAAAAAATACGTGCAAAGTTAGTACCAAAGGCGTTTATTCCGCATATATTAGAGCCCGCCAACAACACAACAAAAGTATATCAAATAAGGCAAACAAAATTCTTATAAATATGAACGCAAAAAGATAAATAAAATTGATTTTCATTTTCTGGAATATCCGTTGTATCATCAACCATAAAATACCGTGAATAAAATGGAACCGAATTGCTCTAATTATTACGATGACCAAAACGACTGGGGGTTTTATGTAGATGTTGAAAATATTAGACCGTCGGTAGAATGTAACTTTGAAAAAATGGTCAAACTGTATGGTCACGAAGATTTCAGCACTAATAATACCCAGTTAGAAAGGGTGAATTATCAGCAGATAGAAGGCATACCAGACGCATTTATTAACGTTTGCTCGTCCACCTTTGTTACCGCGACCATTTCGTTTATTTTGTTGTTCTTTATGTTGTAGTGGTAGTTGACGGTTCGTATGTGTAACACACCGATTCATCAAAATACTGTACATCGTCCGACGTGTCTCATCAAAAGTTGTCGAACCAGTATGCGAATAATTTGCGGAACCAACGGAATTAATTGTAACCAATGTGAAAAAACTATTTTTTTGATGAATTGAATGCCTCTCGATTAGTTTGTCGGCGGATATTCAAACCAAACAACGACCAACCCGCTTCCACCAAGACCACCAATACCAGTAGAAACAGAAGTAGAACCAGAACCACCTCCTCCGCCACCAGAATTAGTATATCCGTTATTTGAATTTGAGGTATGAACATGATTTATTCCATTTGGACCATAATATGGTTGTGAGTTGTTTGATTTAGTCCCGTCGCCTCA